GCGCTCGGTCTGCCGTAAGGCATAACCCCACTTTTCAGAGGAGTTGGATCGTGAATCAAAACTTCGCAATCTTCTTGGTTGCGTGCGTTCTCGCTGGTGTGCTGGTTAAAACCAGCCCGCCCGTGGCGGTTCCGGTCCCGAGTTACTCCAATGAGTAGTGGGACGGTTACCATAGGGGGCCCGTGGTCCTTATTCTACAGGACTAAGACCTGGGACGGCGGTAACGGTCAGAAAGAGACCGGCCCTGACGGAAAAGTTCGCACTAAGTGGAACTGGTACCGGATGGGTCTCGTTGAGGAGAAGCGTTCTTACTCCGAAATGGGATACCTGCAGTCCCTAGAGCGATACGGTAACGATCGCTCCCTCTTTGGCCCGCAAGAAGAATTTATGCTCAAGGCCAGGTTGGCCGCAAAGATTCGTGAGCATGAATTCAGTGCGGGAGTAGCCGTGGCAGAGGGTCGCAAGACCGTGGACTTGGTCATTGACACGACCAAGCGCCTAGCTCTGTCGTTCAGGGCAGCTCGCCGAGGCGACTATGCTCAAGCGGTTAGACACCTCGGTGCCGAACCCCGCCAAAGCAAGTTCTCCTCGAAGGATCTGAGCGCTCGCGTGCTTGAGATCCAGTATGGTTGGCGTCCTTTATTATCGGACGTCAAAGCGGCAGCGGAAGCTTTCGCATTCCATACTCAAAGCGAGCCCAAGACGACAGTCCGTACTGGACTTAAGTATAGTGCCCCCCTTGCGGGGGACCAATACATGTCGTTCTGGGGGTTCGAGCAAAATCAGCGCATGGTGTACGCGCAGATGATCGCCGAACTCAAACAACCCCTAAGCGCTGTTCGCCGACTCGGTCTTGAAGACCCGATGTCGGTGGCTTGGGAGGTGATGCCCTGGAGTTTCGTCTTCGATTGGTTCATTCCAATCGGCAAGTACTTGGAGTCCCTTCATATCCTCAACGGAGTTGAAGGTCGCTTCTTGACTGTCGTGAAGATGGAACTTAAGATGTCCGGTGTCTTCACCGAAGACACGTTCCCCGAGTTCGTTGGGGCACGTGCCCGTCTCCGCTGCGTAAATGTTTGGCGTTGGAATGGCGATGCTTCGATGCCGCTCCCTCGCTTCAAGGCGTTGTCAAAAGCCTTGTCGCCTGAACACGTGTTCAATGCTATAGCACTGGCACGCGGCCAAGTCAGCGGGCGCTTTACTGCTTTCTAAAATCCTTTAGATGCAGAACTCCTTTCAAGAGAGGTCCCATCATGGGCCAAATGGTTAGTTTTCTTGTCAAGGACGATGCCGCCACTCCGAAAGAGTGGACGTTCGTTCCGATTACGGACAACCCGGTCCCCCTGTGGCGAAGCAACGATTCTTCGCTTCCCCTGGAGGGCCTTCCGGTCGTCTCGATGTCGGATGTCAAGTTGAAGAACGGTACGCATAAGCTTACCGTGAAGCTGGAGGTCCCCACTCTGGAGACTCTCGGCGCTTCTGGCACGGCGTTGGGTTATGTTGCGGCCCCTAAGGTCGCTTACGTCACCCCGGTGATCATTACGATGTTCGCCGACGCCCGTTCCTCGGCTCAGGACCGTGCGAATGCTCTTCGCATCGCGACTGGCCTGCTGCAAGGTGCCTCGAATGTTACTGGCACCGGTACGTTGGTTAACACTGCCGCCGGCGGGGCCTTCCTTGGCTCCGCTGCGGCCGTGCCCACGTTCTTCTCGCAGCTCATCCTCCCGGTCTAACCGGCGAGGCATTCCACCTATGGCATACTGCCGTAGCGTAGGCTCATAAGGAGGTTTACATGTGGAATAGTAGAGTGCCGAAGCCCGAGCGGATTCGTCTCCTCTCGGAGTTGGTCTCACACTTTGGTAGCTTCGGCCCCCTGTCTGCGCAGTTTGCTGGCTTGTACTCCAGCGGCAACTTAGCAGCCCTCATCGCAGCTCCTGTCCCTTATGGGGACGTGTCTGTGAGGGATGCCATTGGCGCGCGTCAAGTCCAAGCCCTGTTTTCTAAGGACGAAGACCTCGTGCTGCCCGGCGTAGACAAGGAGGGTGTTGCTTTCTCGAAGTTTCTGGAAACCGAGGCGAAATGCTGCGCGGTAAACAGTCGGCCTATAGGTGATGGTGGCGGAAGCCACGTTTACTCCGTTCTTCACGGAGCCGAGCGAAAAATCCACTCTATCTTAGGCCCGGCTGTTGCCCTCGCGGCGTTCTCATTCGCTTTTGGCCCAGGGGCCACAACCAGCGTGAAGGCGGCCGAGGCTTGCTTTAAAACCAAGCTCTCGGCCAGGCTGGCGTGTAGCACGAACTTGGAACCGTACGTGGCGGACTTCTTGAGCGAAGTTCCGCACTTGACGGCACATCATTCTACTTCGGGTTCCCACCCGGAGGCCGGCCCTCCACAGAAAGACACGTGGACGGTCCCGGTAGATGTGACGAACGGACGGCTACAATTCGTCCCAAAAACAGCTCTAACCCACAGAAGTATTGTGGTCGAGCCGCACCTTAATGGTTTCTTTCAGAAAGGTGTGGGTTCATACTTAAAACGGCGGCTGCTTCGCGCCGGTGTGAATCTGTTCGACCAGAGCCGGAATCAACGGCTCGCTCGAGATGGGTCAATCGGTGGGCATCTTGCCACCGTAGACCTATCGAGCGCGTCTGATAGTATTAGCTCGGGCCTTGTGTTGGATCTCCTCTGGAAGTCTGATGCATGGTTCGAGCTGCTTGACGCGCTCCGCACCCCCGTTGTGGACTATCGTGGCAGCTCTTATCGCCTCGAAAAGTTCTCGTCAATGGGGAATGCGTTTACGTTCGAACTCGAAAGCATGATCTTTTATGCTCTCGCTGTTTGCGCGTGCGAGCATCTCGGTTTAACAACTGAGAATGTCAGTGTGTATGGGGACGATATTATTATCCCCGTGCAAGCCGTCGGTCTCCTATACGATGTTCTGGAGGCTTGCGGCTTCACAGTCAACGCGGCTAAGTCCTTTTATTCGGGACCATTCCGCGAGTCGTGTGGCACTGACTGGTTAGATGGTATCGATATCCGCCCGCATTTTTTCAGGCGGACCCTGCGTTACAGTGATCTCTTTACAGCGCATAACGCGTTTGTCCGGTCTCACGAATTTGAGGCCGCGAAGATCTGCTGCGACGCGATTCCCCCTCATCTACGGCTATGGGGCCCCGATGGGTACGGAGACGGTCACCTCATAGGGACCTATTCTCTCCGAACCAACCGGGAAATCCGGCGCCGTGGATGGGGGGGTGGGCTCTTCGACACCTACCAACTGCGCCCGCGGAAGCTTAAAACCTTATACCCGGGGGATTGGCTACTCCCGACGTATTCCGTCTACGTTAGGTCGGGGCTTGACGGCCCTACCGACACAGAAACGGTCCGCGGCACAGCTGGTGTTGAGCGAGTTTCGATATACACGCTTGCATCGACGGTATTCTGTCGATAATTTGCGGTTCTACCGCTAGGTATACCTAGAAATAGGATACCGAAACAGGAGGGCATTTTGC